GGCCTTAATGCGCGATCCTATATTGTAAGGAGGTGAAGTCTCCCCCATGAGAGGGCTGTGAATCGTCATGAATTATCTTGATTATTCTATATAATTCAATCCGTCTCGAACCAATCCGGCTTGAGGATGGTGTTCTCCTCGAGCCACTTCTTAAACATTCCAGTCATATACCAGTTACCGCCGAGCCCATTAGGCGGTTTTCTAAAGTACCGCTCCGCCAGCGTCAGGATCTCGGTCTGCTCGTTCGGTCTCATTAAGAGCATCAGAAGAAGCTGTGTCCTGAGGCCGTCACGCTCGAGGTGTTCTAACTTGCCATTTACGTTTTTTCTCGTGTCGTGCCTTGTGATGACAAACTGCAAGAGTGCAAAGAATCCGTTGGAGGCGAGGATGGCCATTATTATAGTTGTGATTACTGACTGATCCATCTATTTCACCTCCGTATGCATCGCATTTCCCATATTCGGAGCGTAAACGTGCGCCCCTGTCGAGGAGATGCCGTTCCCATAAGTGTAGTTATGGTGCTTTAGTCTCTTGATATAACTGATCGCTGTGCGTCTGTGCGCTTCTGTATCCGTGACTCCTGACATATAGAAGTCGACCGCTTTGCCCTTCATGTGGGCTGAGGATCTACTGGAACCGGCAAGACGCGAGTTTTCGTATTCGCAACGAAGTCCCGATGTAACGGTCATAGGTTTGCCGTAATGGGAGCGTATCGTCTGTATGTGCTTTGCCTCATTGACACGAAGCCAAGTCGGATAGCCCGTGCAACGCCCACAAGGACAGCGGAACTCTTGTGGTTTAAAGGACGGCATATAGGTCTTAACGTGGTGAACGTGACGTAGAAGTATGTCCGTATTTTTTCCGTAAATCCCGTCCCAATCAGACTTGCGTACAAAGTATTTCTTCTGAAGTTTCAGAATGTTCTCTTTGTTATATTCGCCAAGTCCGAGTTTTTTAAACCACGCTTTTCTTGTTCTAATCGTCAGCAACGCCATCTTCGTCACCTTCCTCTTCGTCCTCATCTTCCTCGTCTGTAAGAGGCTCTTCCCTTAACTCCGCTAACTGTTCAAGACTCTGCTGATACTTCACTTCAGGAAGTCCTGCCGAGATAGATGTCAGTATCGACAGTATTCCTGCGAGCGCAGATGCCGAAAGCACCAATGCCCAATTAACATCGCCAATCATAGTCGTTGTTCCGATAGTGGCAACGGCTGTCTGACAGATTGTCTTTATCGCTCTGATAAGAGTCGCTTTCCAAAAGTCTTTGTTTGTAATATCTTCTATCATAGTCCGTTACCCCCTTAACCAAGATAAACCGCTGTGTGAACTTTAGGCTCTGTATTATCCACGAGTATGTCGCCACGCTGAAGTTTTGCTTTCTTGAATTTAATACATTTGAAGCCGTACTTCTTCCACTTGCTCGCCATACTTCTTGCTGACGACTTGCGTGGCGTCTTTATGCCTGCGTATCTGCAAGCCACACTAACAAGGTTGCAACAGTTAGTGGTCGCCTTGCTCGTGAGCCTCGAACAATCGAAGCCCAAGTTCTTAACCTTGTCGTACAGTTTGGCGTTCTTCTTTCCGCTGTTACTGTACGAAATCTTGTGACAAGCCACAGCCTTTTCCATACCCTGCGCTATCTTGCCACGCTTTGAAGCGTCCTTTGCTCGAAGAACATACGACCAATGATAGGCTGACTTCTTCGACTTACTGTATTTGTATTTCTGTTTCTTTATGCCTTTTCTAACGGCTTGTGCCATTTGTGCCATAGTGTTAGTTCCTTCCCCCTGCCACAGCAAGGCAGGTGATGATAAATCCGCAAAATGCTCCGAGTATGAAGCAGATGATGTTTGATAGCATTTGATGTTCTCCCTCTTTTAATTGTTGATGTTGCCATATAAATATGGCGTTAGGTTTACACGAATTTGTAGTAATATGCGTGTACTGTGCCTAGGCCATTACTTGTTGCGGTGCTTAAGACCGACCCCTTCTTGACCATAAATGTCATACTCTGTTGGTTTTGGTTTGCTCCCATCATATTGTGTGACCAACCCGTTGGCGCATTTGTATCTTTGATATACCAATACCAATTGTTTGCCGATGGTGCGACATTTACCTCGATGAAGCCGTCAGCAGGACAAGTCCACGAGTTGCCCCACCAATACACATCACCCACATATTCCCACGAAGGAATGTGATTATCCATTTTAATTGTGCTTACTGCCATTCCGTACTCGGCACGGCTGTGCTGCTAGATGTTATATGCACCACCTATCAGAAACAGTTGGTTCGTTATAGCAGATGACGCCACTACGCTTACACTTCCATCGGGTAGTATTCGCATTACGGCAAATATGTTTGCACCATTTCCTGCTATTGCAGGGATAAACCTTGTAGCCCTCGGTCTATATGCTTCGGGGAGAGTTCCCACGTTTTTATAACTTCCCGTAGGCACAGAGTAGTTTCCGTCCCACCCTGATACAGTAACTGACGGTCCGCTACCCTTTGCAAACATAAACACGTCCACATCTACTATCGCATTTGATGCCTTAATCTTACTAACAGCCATAGGAGTCACCCCCTATCAGCCTATACCTCTGACCTCCTTTCGGAAGTCTCGGAGACAAACCTAACGCTTGCCTCCTTTCCTTGTAGTACCCCCACATCGTGAAGGTGTTGAAATTACTGCGTTTCATGATGTCCTCCTTATGCTGTTTGGTTTCCGAGATATAACGTGATGTCCGTGCTACCACTCGCCTTTGTGCCTGTTATTGTTACAGACCCATCCGAAGTGGTTACTGTCCAATCGTCCGTCTGGAGCGAAGGTACAGATAGCACAGAATTGAGTAATACGTGATTTACCGATATATCAGCATTTGTAATGGTCTTCGGTAGCGATGTTATCGTGTCGCTAACCACAAGCACACCATTCTTGTCTGCCGTGTTGGTCGGTGCAAGGTAAAGCGTTATCGCTGTTCTACCGCTGATAGCACCATCGATGGTAACTGATCCGTTCGATGTTGTTACTGTCCAATCCCCTGTCTGTGCTGATGGATTAGTCAGCGTCCAATTGACCGCTACGTGTTCGCTTGTAATATCTGCATACGTGATGGTCTGTGGCAAAGATGTGAACGTTGCCGATGACACCACGATAATGCCGTTATGGTACAAAGACGAAAGCGTTATGCCGTTTCCGTCCGTAACATCACCACTCGCTACTACGTTGCCAGACCAATCGACTGTTAAAGCGTTTGATCTTGCCGATGATGTGCCATTACCGATGATGGCAACGTAATCGCCTCTTGTAGTTCCATCTGTACCGCCTGTGTCGGCGATGTTGTATTCGCCTAATGCGATTTGGGACTTACGTTGAGCGATAGTGCCCTCGCCTTCTGCGTGTGAATAATTGCCATATGCTCGTGTATCATTTCCTTCTGCGTGAGAACCTTCCCCACTTGCTTCTGTTATGAATCCTTCTGCATGAGAGGCATAGCCACCTGCACTTGATCCTCTTCCTTCTGCATGAGAAGATTCGCCAGATGCTATTGTAGACTCTCCTATTGCGTGGGAACACCTACCACTTGCTTCTGATGACTGTCCTTGCACATGAGATCCATAGCCAGAAGCAACTGTGCCATTACCTTCTGCATGAGAACAAACGCCAGAAGCATATGTTCCAATTCCTTCCGCATGAGATAACAATCCAGAAGCAGTTACAGAATTACCCTCTGCAACACTTAATCCACCGATGGTTGAGTTTCCTTGTCTGCTTCCGAACGTAAATGCTTTAGCATTCGGTGAATTTGTTGTGTATGTAGCAACTATTACATCTGGATAACTATGTGCGGTATCAAACTCAAACCCAACTGTAGTCTTTGTGATTCCGCTTGTTACTTCCACACCGTTGACCGTTACCGAATAATCTGTAGTAATCGAAGTATATGTTAATGAGTATTGCGTAGTTGGAGTGAAATCGGCTCTAAATGTGTCAACCGTTTCATATAACCCCTGTGCATTACGCAAATCGGATACATGAAAATATGTATTTCCCCCACGGTCTACAAGTTTCAAAGAATGATAATCCATCTCCAAATGGCTTTCGCCTGTCTGCCCAACTTGTATGCCGTTAGCCGTAAACGATGCCAATACCGTGCTACCGTTGATGATATACGTACCTGCCGTGGTATACGTGCTTCCGCTACCTGTCGCAATCAGCACCTTGTTACCACCGCTGTCTGGAATAATCCACAAGCCTTCGGTGTCCACTACCAAGTGAGTAGCGACATAGTTGTTAAGGCTCTCATTGATGCTCAATTCGTAATAAGACCCGATGTCAGCAAGTACAGGCTCACTTACCACCGAATAGTGCGTACCGCCAACCACATAGTCGCCATTCGCATCAACCACGAAATACACATGGCTCGGGTCGAGTGCCGTGTCCGTTGTCAGCGTCATCGTGCCGTGTGCGGTTATCCAGTTTAATGTCTCGGTTACGCTCTGAACGGATGCAAGATTACCAAGTGCCCTTGAAGCGTATTCAGATGCGTTCTCAGCCGATGACTTTGCCGATTCCGCATCTGCGTAAATTCCATTCAGCGTGGTTCCAGCCTGTGTCGCTGCGGTCTGCATTCCGTCGAGCAACGTATTCGCCTCGTCCGCTGCGTCATAGATCGCTTTGACTGACGCTAATGCCGTTTCGTTCTGTGCTTTTATATCAGGCATTGTCCACCTCCAGTCTCGCCCTTACATTTATTGTTGTAACCTGTTGCGATGCCGTGATCGTGTACGTTTGACCCGTACCGAGTACGACCGAAAGATTGTCAGCGTTGTACCAACGGATCGTTCCGATGTCCGCTATCTGTGTGGCTGATAACTCCACTCCGTTTGCGTACACGTGAGCCGTTAAGGTCGTATCAACATAGTCCGTCAGGAACAATGTCCCAGCCGATGATGTTATCTCACAAGAGAGAGCAACTTGCGCATCGGTCTCTAAAGGGAGCCACGAAAAAATGCTCGGATCAGTTATGTCCACCGATGGCGATGACTGATTCACCGCTATACCAATGTAAGCCTTACCGGCTGGATTCAAGCTGATACCAGTACCGCTCGAATCATCAGCATATGCCACCCAAGTGTAGGCAGCCGTTATGTCGCCGAGTGCAGCCACCTCCGCAGCCAACTGTTGGACTTTGTCGCTGATACCTGATGTCCTGAGCAGATAGTCTCCGATCGTGGCCGTCTGTGTCTCGTCTGCCTCGCTGGTCTCGATCTTGAGGATGCGGGCCTCGAGATATAACTCATCGTCATCGTCGATGATGTTGATGCGGTCGCCGACCTGTGCATCGTCAGGAAGTTTTGCAAAGTCTACCTCATAATTAACAGCCGGTGCCGACAGTTTCTGAAGTTCTGCCCTCGCCTGACCAGCAAGTTCCGCTTTGCTGTCGGTATCGAACTGATACGAACCGACCCACAGCCCGTCCTCGTCTATCATGGAGGACCATCTGTCCATCGCCGTGATATTACGCATCTGACCCGTTACTATGTCGACCTGATACACATCGCCAGTCGATGGATCTGTATAGGAATACGAGTAACCCTTCAGATTGATTGGCGTGTCGCTTCCCTCAGGTGTTCCGCCTGTTACGTTAAGAGCCGTAACGAGGTCCGCTATGCTCGTTTTGGTAACTATGCGGTCGATGTCGTAGTTCAACCTCAGCTGTGGAATTGCCTCTTGCAGTCCACGACGCTTCACCACGTTGAGTATCTTCTTTTGGACTTGGAGACCTTCGATCTTGAACGAGTAGTACAGCTCGCAGTCCCACAGGCCTACCACAGACCGGAGCCTCTCCGTGCAAGTGGATTCTCCGTCCCATGTATTCGTGAGCGTGTTCGTTGGTGCATCCTGAATGTCTACATCCCAATCAGATGGAAGGAACTGCCTGATCATCTGCGTGATGGTCTTGTTCGTTAATGTTATGCCGGCACACTTCGTGTTAAGTAAATCGAGTGCAGCATCTTCCGCATACAGGCGAATGGTCTGCTCTTTCGTGTCAGATTCGGTCTCAACTATCTGGAAGAGCGAGCTGTAGTTGTTGTCAGCACTTCCGCTCTTCAGTATGTAGTTGCCCGCCGTGATCGAGTCCGTGAGGTCGGTGCGTGTGTCGTCTGTCCACGTTATCGTGCACTCAAACGAATTAACACCGCTCTCCACGTCCTCGACGAGCGTGTCCTCGGATATACGAAACCCCGACGGGAGTTCCGTCGAGGCTTGTCCGAGAATGTTCAT